ATGGATAATACTTTGCCCAGAGAAGAAGCTAAAGAATTAATGAGCCTTTTAGGCTTGGATATGTGTGTTTGGGGCAATTTGCCTTTAATTAGAAAGGCTTATTTAAAGCAATGCAAAGAATTGCATCCAGATAAAGGAGGAGATGAAGAAAAAATGAAAAGAATGAATGTGCTTTATAAAAAGCTGCAGGATAAAATTAATGAAATACATGGAAGTAATGCTTGGACATATGTACCTGAAGAGGTGGGTGATTGTGGATGGCATGAATTTTTATGTAAAGATTGGAATTTATGTGCTGTACAAAGATTAACTGCAGCATGCAGTTGTTTAATGTGTGATTTAAGAAGATTGCACAGCCATCGAAGTGTGGGAAGAAAACCTCTTGTATGGATAGATTGTTACTGTTTTGATTGTTTTAGAACATGGTTTGGCCTGGATTTAACATGGGCTACATGTTTAATGTGGCAAAAAGTGCTGTCTTTAACAAATTTTTGTGACTTAAAATTATGGTAAGTATAAATATGGGGAAGGGGGTTTTGTATAAATATAGCAAATGTTAAATTTGTTATTTTTAATAGGTACCCCAGTATGGAACAACGGAGTGGGAGCAGTGGTGGGATGAATTTAACGCGAGGTGGCAGGAAACGGAAGACAATTTAAGATGTGATGAAGAATTTGATGATAAAGAAGAGGATCAGGACTATGTACCAGGTGGAAGCCAATATACACCACCAAAAAAGAAAAAAAAATGTAATGAAGATGTAAGAGAGTTTCCTGAGTGTTTTAAAGACTGTTTAAGTAATGCTGTGTTAAGTAATAAAACAATTAACTGTTTTTTGATTTATACAACTATGGAAAAATCTAAAGTGCTTTTTAATAGAATTAAAAAAAGGTATAATTGCAATTTTGTTGGAAGGTATAAATATAATGAAGATGCTTTGTTGTTTGTAATTACTTGTGGAAAACATAGAGTTAGTGCAATTTTTAATTTTTGTAGTAGAATGTGTACTGTTAGTTTTGTTTTAGTTAAAGGTGTAAATAAAGAAAAAGAATGCTATATGTTGTTAACAGAAACACCTTTTGAAATGCTTGAAGAAAGTATTCCTGGGGGGCTAAGTACTGATGAATTTGGAGGTGAGGAGGATGCAAAGCAAGTTAGTTGGAAATTAATTTGTGATTATGCTCAGCAAATTAAGTGTGAAGATGTATACTTGTTAATTGGCCTGTATGGGGAATTTGCTGATAATGTGGGCAATTGTGAAAAATGTTTAAAGGAACAATTACCTAATCATTATAAATATCATAAAGATCATGCTGAAAATGCTAAACTGTTTGCAGAATGTAAAAATCAAAAAAATATTTGTCAACAAGCTGTTGACAGTGTAATTGCAAAAAAAAGAGTTGAAATATTAACTTTAAGTAGACAGCAGCTATTAGCTAGAAGATTTATGGATTTATTTGAAAAAATGGACTTTATGTTTGGTAGTAAAAGCAGTTTTAAAATTGAAACTTTTATGGCTGGAGTTGCATGGCTATTTTGCTTGCAACCAAAAATGTGTACTCTTATAATTGAATTTTTAGATTGCATGACTAAAAATAAGCCTAAAAATAGGTATTGGCTTTTTAAAGGGCCAATTAATAGTGGAAAAACTACATTAGCTGCAGGATTATTAGATTTGTGTGGAGGAAAAGCACTTAATATAAATTTGCCTTTTGAAAGAATTAACTTTGAATTAGGAATTGCAATAGATCAATGGATGGTGTGTTTTGAAGATGTGAAAGGACAAACTGGAGAAAATAAAGATTTGCCTGCAGGACAAGGGGTAAATAATTTAGATAATTTAAGAGATCATTTAGATGGAAGTGTGCAAGTTAACTTAGAAAAAAAACATGTTAATAAAAAAACACAAATATTTCCACCTGGAATTGTAACAATGAATGAATATAAGTTGCCTGAAACTTTAGAAGTTAGATTTTGCAAAATTGTTGAATTTAGGAAAAAAAAATATTTAGAACATAGCTTGGCAAATACAGAAGAATTGTTGCAACATAGAATTTTACAAAATGGAGTTACATTACTTATGATGCTTGTATGGTTTTGTAAAGTTGATGATTTTGATGATAGTTTACAAGAAAAAGTTTGTTATTGGAAAGAAATATTGGATAATGAAATTAGCATTGAAAGATTTCATGAGATGAAACTAAATGTGTTAATGGGTAAAAATATTATGATGAGTAAATTAAAAAATACAAATGAGGAAACAGAAGAAGAAGAACAGCAAGAGCAAGAGCAACAGCAAGAGCAACAGCAAGAGCAAGAGCAACAAGCAAAAAATAAAGATACTGAGTTTGCATCAAATACACAAAACACTGAAACTACTGATAGTGGTGTTGGAAATACTCAATTTGATAGCATTAATTGTGACTCAGAATCCAATATTAATATTGTTTATTTTTAATAAAGTACAAGCATTAATTAATACAATGTTGTGTTTATTTAAGAAGAAACAGATGTAGTAGTTCCAGGCAATTGAGTTCTTGTTTCTCCTAGTGGGCCCATAAATCTATGCAAATCTGGATCTGCAGGAAGCCCCTCTTTTCCACTATATACTCTAACTTCTTCTATTTGATTATTAGCACCAACCATAGGTTGTCCAGTAATTTGGGGATTAAGATTGCTAAACAAACTACTAATTAAACTAGATACAGGGTATGGATTTTTAACAACTCTTTTTCTTAAACTAACATTAAAATATCTAGGAAGTCCTCTATAAAACTGAGCACCACTTTGATTTGTTTGATATCCACAAATATCAACACAGCTTAAAAACAATCCATCTCCTTTACACAAAGGCCCCACACCATTTTCATCAAGTAACACTGTAGTTAAAGTATTAGTCCACTGCAAAACTGGAGGAGTGTTAGACCCCCCTGTATAGCTGCCAAAATATCTTGTGTTTTCATTTTTGCTTGGATCAGCATGCCACAATTCAACAGGGTATGTGCCATCTCTATCTAACTGACCTTTTAAATTTTGGTTTAGTACTTGTGCATCAACATTAATAGTTCCTTGTGGCCTTGTAACCCCTTCTGGCAAATGCATTTGGTGATTAAAAACCAAAGCTTGCAATTCTAATGGTTCACCCCCCACTGAAAAAAAATGAAAGTTAGGTCCTTCAGTAACATACCCTGCCCCTGTTGTATTATTAGTTCTTTTTAAACTACTATGAGCATTTGTTAAACTACCTACCCCAATTACTTCACTTTTAACACTAACTGCTTCCCACATTACTATTTCATTTGCTGTCATATCTTCATTTACTAAAGGCAGCTGAATTCTAGCACAGCTATAACAAGGCATTTGACTTTTAATTGGATTATCACTACTATTGGTTCCAGTTACAGTTATTTCACTACTTGTAGACCCCTTAGTAGCATCATCCCCCATCCTAGGATTTAAATAAGCCTCAATTGTAATAGTACTATCAGGCCCTGTTCTTAACCCTAGTACTGATACGCCTCCTTTTATAATTAGTTTTGGAACTTGCACTGCTTTTCCTTTTCCTGTAGACATTTTTAGGTTTAGTTTCTTCTACTTTTTTCTTTGCTGCAGTCCACACCGGTGTATTGTAAAATCCTAAAATCAAGGGTAATAGCCAGTTAGGACATCTTCTTTGCTCTGCACCACCAGGACTATCATATTGCTTAATAAATTCACCTGACTGAGGAGTAGTAAAACTTATAGGCCCTGCTTGTTGTCCTACTTGCAAACTTCTAGCAACTTGACTCTGTTGTGAAGGCCTTATATGTGTTAATTGTCCATAATAACTTGCTAGTCCCTGATAAGCACTACTAACACCACTAGCTATTCTTTCAGGAGTAGTAGACAATACCCACTGACCATTTTCAATAACTCTAGCTATGCCATCAACTGCTAACTGGCCTAACTGTTGGCCTACTTCTTGTCCTCTTTCTTGCACAGCTCTATTAGCTTCATATGCTATTTGTCTAACTGTTTCTCTTTGTATTTGTTGCCACACTACTCTAAATGCTTCTTGAGCCCATATTGCAGGATTAAAATAATGTATGTTTCTAACAAGCCAATTAACTCCTGGAAAAAGTATATCCACTTGTTCAGGAACCCATTGAACCAAAGCCATATTTTGAACAGGAATTTCGTTGCTGTATCCAAATGCTTTAACCCCTGCAGCCACAAATGAACTTGCTCCAGTTGCTGTTTGTATTAGTCCTGCTGTACCAATAGCCTCTTCCACAAGTCCTGGCGCTGCTGACAAAGCAGCTAGCGCATTACCTGCAATAGTGCCCTCACCTGGCAAGCCCATTAACGCCAAAGCTTCACTAGTTGTAACTCCTTCTGTTATTCCTAAAGATGTTATTTCAGCTTCAAGTAGGCCTATAGCCTCCCCTGATACTATAGCTTCTGCTGACACACCAGCAACTGTAGCTAACTCTACTACTTCAGCTAAAGCACTTATTATGCCCCCCATACCTTCCGTGCGTTGTCACAGCAGTCTTCAGGTACTTCTCTTACAGTACGTAGACCCTGTAAAGTAATCATAAGTTCTATAACATCTATTAATTCTAATAAAATTGTTACTAATTTATTATAGTACTGAAACATTTTTACCTTTAGCCTACGTGATATTTACACAAGGCTTAAAAGCTTAAAATTCCTTATCTTACGTCAACAAAGTTTTAGTTTCCTTTTTCTTCCTGGTTGCAGTGTACTTTGGCGCTCCGCCTCTCATGCCACCCTTCTGCGGTTAAGCGCCACCCTCTTGTGGTTAAATACCCACCTACGCTAATCCCTTTAATCCCTTTTTGGCTCAACGCCCAGAATGTCTAAAAGCTTTTTTGTTTACATAGCTACATGGTTCATTAAACATACCAATGCAATTTACATTACTCATTGTTTAACCCATGCAATATTGATTGACACTTAAGGAACTTAAGCACCCTTTTTTTTAGTATATATGAGGAGGCCTGAGGCCTATGCCTCCGCTGGCCTGCTAAGTTGTAGTAGGAGGCTTTTTAAAGGCTTTTACAAAA